CCAGGTCAAGGAGGAGTCTATCACCATGAGCGGCCGGGACGAGCTCCTGGCGACCCGCATCGTCTGGGACCCCTCCCGCATCGAGGCCACCTCCGGCCTCCACTCGCCCCACCTGCTCTACATCCTCGACGAGGCCTCGCTGATCCCCGCGGCCCTCATCCAGAACCTCGAGTCCTCCTGCACCGAGAAGGACAACCGGATGCTCCTCATCTCCAACCCCACCCGGCCGTCTGGGTTCTTTTACGACTGCTTCAAGGACGGGAGCGGCTGGAGCACGTACCAGATCAGCGGATACGAGTCGGCGTTCACGAACAAGGACTTCCTCGACTCGCTGGTGGGGAAGTACGGGCGGGACTCGGACCTCTGCCGGGTGCAGGTTTTCGGGCAGTTCCCCCGGCAGGCGTCGGCGCGAATGATCAGCCCGGAACTGCTGGAGAGGTGGCTGCGGGCGGCACCTACGCCGGGGAGCGGTGACGCGGTTCTCGGGATCGACGTGGGCGCCGGCGGGGACGAGACCGTCTGGGTGGTCCGCCATGGCGCCCGGATCCGGCATATCAGCAGCCAGCGGACGGAGGACCTGGCGACCATTTGCGCGGAGACGGTGCGGATCGTCTCCGAGTGCGGGGTGCGCTGGATCTGCGTGGACTCGACCGGCGTGGGCGCCTTCGTGCCCGGGGAGCTGCGGAACCGTCTGCCGGGGAGCGTCTGGGTGGAGTCGGTGAACTTCGGTGACGCGAGCCCGGAGGAGGACACGTACAACATGAGGGCCTGGATCTACCGCCGGCTGGCGGACCTGCTGCGGCAGCACCCGGAGGCGAGCTTCGAGGGCGAGCGGGAGGACCTGGAGGCCCAGGTGGACGCGACGGAGACGTTCCAGGACGAGAGGAGCGGGAAAACCCGGCTCGTACCCAAGAAGCTGATCTCCGCGAGCATCGGGCACTCTCCGGACCTTCTGGACGCGGTTGCCCTCACGTGCGCGATCCAGGGCCCACTCTGCCGGACCTCTTCACTCGAGGACGCGGAGGCGGAGGACGCCGAGATGGACTCCTTAATCGAGCAGGCGTCAAAATGGCTTTAAACGGGTTTTAAGTCGTTTTTAGGGGGTGCGTTCTAGCTCCTTGTATGGGACAAAGAACGTCTACCTCTGACACCTCCGAGCAGCAGACCGGCGCCAGCATCGAAGAGCTGGCCGACCTGGTCAAAGCCGCCCGGAGTCTTTTCGCCAAGGACCTCGAGCGCATCAAGCAGGACCTCGAGTTCGCGTGCGCTCCCATGAGTACCGTCTGGGAAGGCGACGACGGCAAGGCCTTCGGGACGGACCGCGCCTGCGTGCGCCTGCCGCTCATCGGCACCCTCATCGACCGGGCGACCGCCACCTATTCGGCCTCCCCCTACGGCATCGCGATCTCGCCCTTCAACTCCGCGAACCTCGAGAAGGCCCTCCTCCTCCAGTCGGTGGTCCGCGGCATCGAGACCCGCTCCTCCGCCCGTTCCGCCTACCGCGACGCCCTCCGCCTGGCGCTGGCCTGCGGCTGCGGATACCTCCACGCCTACACCGTGGACCGGGGCGACGGGATGGTGGACGTCCGGATCGAGTCCCTCCAGAACCCCACCGCGGTCGTCGTCGACCAGACCGCCGTCAAGCCTGACGCCTCGGACGCGGAGTTCGTCGCCTTCTGCTCGAAGATGGGCAAGGAGAAGGCCCGCAAGGCGTTCAACGACGAAGAGGGCGACGTCACCAACCAGGAGAACGACCTCTTTTTCGACATCATGAGCGGCAGCTACGACCACGACACGGAAGTCCCGGTCGTGACGATCTACCGCATGGAGGAAGTCGAGAAGGAGAAGGGGAAGGGCCGGCAGGCCGTGCTCTACAAGGTCGTCGGGAACAAGATCGTCGACCGGAACGAAACCGAGCTCTCCTACCTGCCTATCGTCCGCGTGACCGGTGTGCCGGTCTGGACGAAGAACTCCCGCTGGAGCTGGGCGGGCATCGGCAACCGCGCCGAGGGGGTTCAGCGGATGGCCAACTTTGCGGCCTCCCAAATGACGGAGCGCCTGGCGCTCTCCCCCAAGGCCAACTACATCGCCTCCAAGGACGCCGTGAAGTCCAACTTCCGGCAGTGGGCGAACTCCTCCCGGACAAACCCTTCGGTCCTCACCTACAAGGACTACGACGAAAAGACCAAGCGCGTCATCCCGATGCCGCAGAAGCAGGACACCGCCGTCAACCTGGGGGACGTCTCCAGTGTGATCACCGGCGCACTGAACCTGCTCGGGGCGACCACCGGGGTCGACGGCGCCTTCGGTCCGGGAGAAGGCCCCGGCAACATGACAGCCGAGGAGGTGCTCACCCGATCCCGGAACGCGGAGTCGGTTCTTTCGGGCATCTACGAGGCGCTGGGCGACGCCGTCCGCCAGCTCGGGCGCGTGCTCGTCTCTGCCGTGGCCGTGAACTACGGGAACGCCTCCGAGCGCGACGTGGTCGACCAGAACGGCCAGACGTCCCGCGTGGCGTTCTCCTCCAACGGGTTGATCCCGACCGAATACGAGGTCGACATCGACGCCGGGCCGCTGATGGCCTCCCAACGCAAGGACAACGTCCGGCAGCTGACGGCCCTCATGCAGGCGGCCCCCGGACTCGCCCAGGCGATCGTCCCCGCGATCGTCGAAAATCTCGACATCGACGACGGCGAGCAGGTGGTCCAGGCGCTTGCCGGCACGGCTGCCGACCCGGCCGAGGCTGAACGTCTCAAGGCGGAGAACGAGCAGCTCAAGGCCGAGCTCAATGCGACCCGCATGGAGGCGCTGAAGCTCCAGGCCTCGATGCGCGGGAAGCTGATCGACTCCAGGACGAAGCTGGCGACCGCTCAAATGAGCGCCGAGAACGCCATGAACCTCGAGCTCCTCAAGCAGCAGGCGATCTCCGAGCGCGAAGCCGCCCAGATCGCGAGCCGCGAAGAGATCGAGGGCCAGAAGCTCGAGGCCGACCTGCTGAAGGAGCAGGCGAAGGCCGAGGCCGAGATCCCGAACTACCTCATCACCCCGTACTAGGAGCAGCACAATGGAAGAGCAGAAAGAGCAGCAGCAGACCGCCACCCCGGAACCCGGCAGTCTCGCGGAGCGCATCGCGGCCGCGGAGGCGTCCGTCTCCGAACTCCGCGGCGACCGCGGAGAAGAGACCCCAAAGGCCGAGGAACCCAAAGAGGCGCCCAAGGCCGAGGAGCCCAAAGAGAAGGCAGACGCCAAGGCAGAAGAGCCCAAGGCGGAGGAGGCTGGGAAACCCGAGGAGAAGAAGAGCCGCAAGGAGCGCCGCGCCGAATGGGCGGCCGCGAACCGCGCCCGGATCCAGGCGGAGAAGGATGCGGCCCTCGAGGGGCGCCTCCGCAAGCTGGAAGGCAGCGACAAGCAGCTGACGAAGGCGGACTTCCCGAGCGAGGAGGCCTACTTCCGCTACATCGCCGGCGAAGAGCTCAAGAAGAGCGCCGCCCAGCAGGAGCAGCTCCGGGAGATCGAGGAGGCCAAGGCCGCCAGGTACAACTCCTGGGCGGAGAAGATCAAGGCCTGCATCGCGCCCGAGGAGCTCGACGACTACTCCGAGGCCGCCCGGGCCTACGGGGTCGACGTCTCCAAGGCGATCGGCGACGACGCCTCCGAGTTCATCGAGAGCTCGGAAGTCGGGCCCCGCATCCTCTACATGATTTTGGAGAACCCGCGCATCGCGGAGACTCTCAAGAACTCGCGCCCCTTCCGGGCCGTTCGCATCCTCTCCACCCTCGAGGCGGTCGCCTCCGAGGCGGTCAAGAAGATGCGCGGAAATGCGGACCCGAATGGCGTGGAAAACAGCGCGGAGGCCAAGTCGGCCGGAAGCGTTCAAAGCGTTGCCGAGGCACACCCCGCGCCTCGAGCCACTGGCGCCCTGGGGAACGGGTCCACCGTTCGCGATTTCTCGACGATGAACCCGGACGAAATGGCGGCCTCTTTGCAGCGCAAGCTGCGCGAGCGCCGCGCTCAAGGTTTCATCTAACCGACCCCAGAAAGGTCAAAGGAGCCAACCATGGCTAACAAGTTCAACCCCAGCCAGATCTCCGCGGCGTTCGCGGGCGCCTGGCCCTCCGAGTCCCCGTTCGTCATGAACACCAACCGCACCGCGGACAAGAACTTCCGCGCCGGCAACGGTGCCACGATGAACATCAACGTCCCGCCCTACGCCGAAGTCACCACCGGCCCCGCTCTGCCCGCCGGTCTCGACTACACCTCCGGCGTCCGTCCTCTGGTCCTGCACCAGTACAAGGTCGGCTTCGAGGGCTCCATGCCCGAGCTCTCGCTCGACCTGGTGAGCTACACCGAAGAGGTGATCAAGCCCTACGTCCAGAGCCTCGCGGCCCAGATCGAAGAGTTCGCGCTGAAGGACTCGATGGTCGCTGCCAACCAGGCCCTTGTCGTGAACGTCGTCTCCGGCGGCGCCCGCGTTGCCGGTCTGGCCGACGTGCAGAAGATGCGCAAGGCCGTGAACGTGATCCGCGCCAACCGTTCGCTCGGTTCCCGCTTCGGCCAGGTGAACCCGCTGATGCTGGACGAAGTGACGGACCTCAAGGACCGCTTCCTGCCCTCCGACATCGCCCGATCCATGTGGGCTGACGCCGAGATCGGCCAGATGGGCGGCGCCAAGTGGATCGCCAACCCCAACTGCGCTCCCCACGTGGCCGGCACCCTCGAGGACGAGTCCGCGGGCGTCCGCGCCTACGCCGTCTCCACCGCCGCCAACGAAGGCGATACCTCCCTCGTGATCGCCGTCACCGGCAGCTCCACGCTGACCGCTGGCGAAACGATCAACAAGGGCGACGTCTTTAACGTGGCCGGCTGCTACACGGTCGACATCTTCGGCAACACGGGCAACGCCCTCAAGGCGTTCATCGTCACCGAAGACCACGAAGTCACCGCTGCGGAAGCCACCGCCAGCGCCTTCACGGTCAAGGTGGCCCCGATGTACACCGACGGCGTCGGTGGCTCCAAGGCGCTCTGCAACGTCTCCGCGCTGCCCGCCGCGTCCGCCGCCGTGACCAAGGTCCTCACCGCCAGCAAGACCTACGCGACCGGTCTGGTCTACGACAAGGACTCCGTCTTTGTCGGCCAGGCGAAGCTGAAGGAAATGCCCGGCACCAACTCGTGGGACGAAGCCCAGGCCCCCAACGGCCTGATGGTCCGCTTCTACGAAGGTCCGGACCCCCGTGGTGGCGTCGCGATCAGCCGCTGGGACACCATGATCGGCTGGACGACTGCCCGCTCGCAGTGGAGCACCGCGCTCTATCTCGAGCTGTAGTCTGCTGAAACGCCGGAGGGGCGGCCTGGCTACGGGCCGTCCTCCCTGGCTGGGTGCGTGCTGCTCACCGCCCCTCCGGCTCTTTTTTCACCCTTCTAAACAGAGGTTCCAAGATGAAGGTCAAGATTTGCGACGGTCTCTCGGTCCGCGAATACGAAGTTCCGGACGAAGAGCCCAAGAAGGCAGAAGAGGCCCCCGTCAAGGCGGCCGAAGATCCCGAAGTTTCCGAACTGAAGCCCAAGAAGAAGGCCAAAAAATGATCGCCGTGCGCGAAATCGTGACGGCCGCCTTCCGCAACATCGGGGAGACGATGGACGTCTCCGCCGTCGACGGCGACCTGGTCCTCCTGGGCATCCAGCACTTGAACGCGCTGATCGGCACGCTGAACCTCGAGCACTTTTTCGAGCAGAACCAGACGATCGTCGAGTACGTTCCGGCGGAACGGAAGCGCGTTTACATGGTCGGTCCCGCCCAGCCCGAAGGGCAGGAGCAGCCCGACATCGAGATGCCCCTCCCGGACTCGATCGTGGCGGCCTATTGGAACGCGGCCGTCAACGGCAAGCCGTTCGAGGTGCGCAAGTGCGGCATCCAGGACATCCTGCGCTTCTCCCTTCCGGTGGGCTCCACCAGCCTCCCCTCGTGGTTCTGCTACTCCTCCTCCGTCCCTCTCGGGGCGCTGCGCTTTAACTGCGACCTCCCTACGGACGGGAAGCTCCAGCTCGTCGTCCGCGTGAAGATCCCGAAGGTGGAGGACTTCAACGACCTGCTGCCCCTGGGCGACGAGTATCTGCCCGCCCTTCAGTACGGGCTCGCGTGGCTCCTCGCGGAGCAGCGCCAGTGCGAAGAGGGGACGATCGCGGCCCAGAAACGGGCCTACATGGCGGCCCATGATGCGATCACCGACCGCGGGCTCGACAACGACACCCCGCTCGGGGAGTGCCCGACGACCACCTACGGGTGGTGCGACATCTACAACGTCGGCGCCGCGCCTCCGAGGTTTTTCTGATGAAAAGCCTCTACGCCACCGACTTCTGCGCCGGGAGCTACGCTTACCGCTCCCGCGGCGTCTCCGTCCAGCGTTCCGTCAACCTCTACCCCGAGCGCATCGAGGCGACCGGCGGGAAGGTGCAGCAGACGCTGGTGGCTCTCCAAGGACTCCAGAATGCGTCCAGCGTCGCCGGGGTCTGTCACGGGCTTTACCAGTCCTCGACGGGCCCTGGCGGCATTTCTCGCCTTTGGGGCGTTTTCGGGCCGTCTTTGTACTGCTTCACGCAGAACGCGGACGGCACGCTCGACGCGGAGCTCTGCGGCACGGTGAACGACTCCAAGGCGGTCCTCGGGATCGCGGACAACGGGTTCGACCTGGTGGTCGCGGACGGCACGCCCGGCAAGCTGAAGCGGTGGGACCTCATGGCCCCCGTCGGCAGCGTCGGCACCACCTACCAGGAGATCACCCTTCCGCAGTACTCACACGACGGGTCCGACTACAACATCGCCCCCACGCAGGTCGTCTGCCTGGCGCAGCGCTTCGTGATCAACGGCGCCCAGGACGACCACGGGTTCGGGCTCCTCTTCTACTCCGAGCCTGCCTCCACCGACTTCGAGGACACCTCGAGCGGGGTGGGCGTGCTCAACTTTTTCAGCGCGGAGCAGTCCGCGGACAAAGTGGTCGCCCTTGCGGTCTGCGAGGGGAACCTCTGGATCTTCGGCCCCCGGAGCTACGAAATCTGGAGCCCGACCGACTCCGGGTTCCTCTCCTTCGTGGCCGGTTCGGCCGGGGAGTTCGGGGTGCAGTCCCAGCGCTCCGTCTGCGTGCTGGGCGACGCGATCTACTGGCTCGGGGCATCGAACGCCGGCTACAACGCCGTCTGGATGGCCCAGGGCGTTCCGTCTGCCCCCAAGCGCATCAGCACAAACGCCCTGGAGCACGAAATCGGCGCCTTCTCCGACCGCGGCGGCGCGATCGGCATGGCGTACTCCTTCGAGGGGCACCAGTTCTACTGCCTCACGTTCCCCGGCGACCGGCGGACGGTCTGCTACGACCGCTCGACGGAGGACTGGCACGAAAGGACCAGCCGCGACTACGCGCTCGGCGTGAACCGCGAATGGGGCCCCCGCTTCTGCGCGAACGGCTGGGGGAACGTCTACTTCGGGATGGACGACGAGGGGCTCTTCCGCCTCGACGACGGCCTCCGCGAGGACACCTACACCGACCCGGACGACGCCGACCGGCGGTTCCCCCTCTTCCTCCAGCGCGTCTCCCCGATCTATTGGGACGACGCCCGGAGCGTGGCCATTCGCGAGATGGTCCTCGACTGCGAAGTCGGCACCACCCCGAAGCTCGAGGGGCAGGGGCGCGTCCCGAAGGTTCTCCTCGAGGTCTCGACCGACGGGGGCAACACCTGGCGGGCCTGTCCGATGCGGACGCTGGGCGTCCAGGGCGACTACAAGCGCATCATCAAGTGGCGAAATCTGGGCGCGGGGCGCTCTTTCGTGGCCCGCGTCACGATTACCGAGCCCGTTCCGATGGTGATCTACGGCATCCGCCTCACCGTCGAAGAGCGGGGGATCTCATTCTAGGGGAGCGTTCTAGTTAGAAGTATGGGCCGCTCCATGAACACCGTGACCGAAGCGCTAGGCGAACACCTCCCGGACCGCGACGTCTGGAAGTCCTTTGTCTCCGGTCTCCTCGGCCCCCACGGCTGGACCACCACCCGCGTCACCGACGGCGCCAAGGTGGTCGGGACGGCCAAGTGGTACGTCTCGCCGTTCGCGGCCGTGGCGGTTTTCCGCATGGCCGACTGGCTGAACGGGTCCGCGATCGAGCTGCCCTTCAGCAGGACCGGCACCGCCTCCACCATTCGCCACGCCGGCGGGGTGGGGGTTCTCTTCAACGGCGGCACCCCCACGGCCTGGCCGGTCTCCGCTGGCGTCTCGACGACGACCATATCCGGCACCACCGGCGACCTGGTCGTTTTAACCCTCTTCTTTGCCGAGTCTTTCGGCGCGGAGGCCAAATGAGCTTTTTCGTCTCCCCCAACTCCAAGCTCCACAAGGCGAACCAGCGCCTTGAAGGGCTGAAAACCGACGCCACGAACCAGGCGTCCGAGATCGCCGGCGACTACGCCAAGATCTTGAGCCAGGGCGCGGGCGCCCAGGACATCGCGAACTATCGCGACGCGGTCGGCAGCATGGATACCACGGTCGACCCCTTCACCTACGACTGGGACGCGGCCGTGGCGAAGTTCCAGGACCCCACGGTGGACGCCCAGGTGGCGGCCGCCACGAAGGCGATCCAGGACTCCGCCGCGAACCGTGGCGGGCTCTTCAGCTCGGCCACCGGCAAGGCGATCAGCGACCGCGCCGGGCAGATCGCCCAGCAGGCGATCCAGGACGCTATGAAGATGGCGCTCCAGGACAAGCAGAGCGAGGCGAACATCTGGGGCCAGACGCAGAACCTCAAGCAGTCCGCGCAGCAGATGCAGCTGAACAACCTCGGCCAGCTTGCCGGCATGGGCCAGCAGGGCCTCTCCACGATGGCCCAGGGCACGGCGCAGGCGAAACAGTCGGCGTTCGACACGATCAACTCCGCGACTGGCCAGCAGATCAAGAACAACCTCGCCAAGCAGTCGGGCTGGGAGACGTTCATGGGCGGCGTCGGGGACCTCTTCGGCATGGGCGCGGACATCGCCAACATCTTCACCGGCGGCAAGAAGGCCTAGGAGAACAAGATGGCTTACCAGGTGAACTTCGACCCCGAACTCTTCATGACGGCCGGCGTCAAGGCCGACCAGCAGCGGATCGCGCCGTTCAAGCAGGGGAGCGCCAAGCTCTCCAGCGCCCTCACCGGCGTAGTCGACCGGATGCGCGAGAAGGAAGCCCAGCGCCTCTTCGAGGAGGACGTCCGGAACCGCGCCCAGTGGAAAAAGCTCAAGGACCAGCTCGCCAACCCCGAGTACGAGGAGTACGAGGACGAAATCGTGGTCCCGATCGATCAGCCGAAGGAAAAATTCAAAGTCCCCGAAGTGCCGACCCCTGCACTCGGGGCGCAAGACACCAGCGCCTCGCCCGGCCACTCGTCAGCTCTCCTTGGCTCTCGGGGTCCGGTTGACCTCCTCCCCGAGAGTGGCGAGGCGCTGGCAAGTCTTGCAGAGGCGGGGCAGGCGCATCATCCCGTCCCGACAGTCCGCGTGGAGAAGGTGAAAAAGACCCGCCAGAAGAAGGTGGACCTCCCCGCCAACTGGGAAGAGATGGACGCCCGGTATAGCCGCCCCCTCTCCGAGCAGTACGAAGAGATGGCCCACCAGTACCGCCTCCTCTCGCCCACGGCCTCCGCGGCCATGCAGCGCAGGGCGGAGCAGGAGCGCCAGATCGAGGCCCAGGCGGCCCGCGACGAGGCCCAGAGCGCTCTGCGGATCCGCGAGCAGGGCGGGATGCCCGAACTCCTGCCCCTCAAGGCGCAGCAGGGCGAGCTCCTCAAGCAGATCAACCACTACGACTCGATGCTCAAGGAGCCGATGGCCATGGAGTTCCGCGACCAGTACGTCTCCGCGAAGCAGGAGGCCGAGGCCGCCCTGGCGAAGGTCAACGCGGAGATCATGGCGAAGATGGGCATCCAGCCCGAGGCAGTTTCCGAGGAGCAGGCCGAAGGCGCCAAGAGCGCCGACCGCTCCGCCCAGCTGGCCCTCTTCGACATCCGGAACGCCACCAGCCGCGAAGAGATCGAGAACATCCTCAAGAACCTGCCCGAGGGCACCTCGGCGGCCTTGAAGTCGGTCCTCCGGAAGGAAGCGGACGCCAGGATCGGGACCCTCCGCAAGCTCTCCGTCGACGACGTGAAGGCCATGAAGGAAGAGGTCGAGACCGTCGAAAAGTACTTCAAGGGCATTGACACCGCCGCCCCGAAGGTGCGCCAGCAGGCGACCGAAGCGCAGCGCGTTTTCGGCAAGTTCTCCAAGGCGCCCAAGTCGTTCGGGGAGGCCAAGCAGAACCTCGAGGCCGCGGCGCGAGTTCTCGCCCAGCGAATCGAGGAAGAGACCGGCAAGTCGCTGAACGTGGAAGGCGTGCTGACCGGGCTCCTCAAGCTGAACCTCGGCGCCGGCGAAATCACGGCGGACACCTACAACACCGCCATGCAGACGATGGCCGAGCAGCTGACGGGCCTTATCCAGGGCCACAACGCGAACGTCACGAAGGCCCTCACGGCCATTGTCGGCACCGACGAGGCCCCGATCAGCAACCCCGGCATGATGAACGACGTGGCCCGGAACTACGCCGGGAAGCTCACGGTCGGCGTCCCGAGCCTCACGTTCGGGCGGTACGAAGGCGGCCCGCTGATCGAGGGCGGAACCAAAAAGAAGGACCCGCCGCCGACTCCTCCGGGGGCGCAGCCCTCCTTCGAGCAGGAAGTGAACGAAGCGTAAGAGGTGAAAATGCTCAAAGAAGAAGTTAGGCGGATGCTCGAACTCACCGGCGCGAACCCCAAGGCGGTCCTCGCGCTGGCCGAGAAGCGCGGCTACAACCGCGACGAAGTCAAGGCCACGATGCTCGAAATCAACCTCGAGGACCCTGCCTTCATTGAAAACCTGCGGAGCCCCGTGCAGCAGGACCGGACCGCGACCGCGGACCCGGCGCTGGAACGGAAGCTCCAGGCCCAGGAGGCCGGTCGGCGCGTAGCCGCCCAGCAGCAGTACGGCAACGTGCACAAGCAGTTCCCGCAGTTCACCGAGGCGCTGACGGCCAAGTCCGGCGTCGGCCCCGCCGTGGGTGGCCTCCTCGCTGACGTCACCAGCTGGCCCGGCCGCGCCACCGTCGGCGCGATCGGCGCGGGCCTCGAGGGCTGGGGCGACGCTCTCGACGTTGACTACCTCCGCCGCCTCCCCTCTACCGACATGGACAACCCCGAAGGCATCGGGAACGACAACTCCTCTATTTTCGCGTTCACCGGCGCCCCGGCCAAGCTCGGCACCAAGGCCGCCGCGAAGGTCCTCCCCGGGCTCGCCAAGAAGGTCGCCGCGGGCACCGCCACGAAGGGCGAGAAGGCCGCGCTCAAGGCCGCGCTCAAGGCCGCCGCGAAGGGTGCCGAGTACGGCTCCGACTTCGGGGCCTCCTATCTCATGAATAGCCTCCTCGACAACGACGAGATCGGCGCGGCCGAGTCCGCTGCCGGGACCGGCGCCGGGATGGGCATCGACCTCCTCGGCGCGGGCCTCAAGCGCGGGAAGTTCGGGAAGCTGCTGCACCCGTTCTCGCCGCCCGGCGTGGAGCAGACCGAAAAGGCGGTCCACAACCTCGGCAAGAAGGCCGAGGACAAGGGCGTCGAAACCGCGAGCTCCTGGATGCGGCCCACGAAGTCGCAGGACATGAAGGCGGGCGGCCTCGACGCCAGGACCCTCCTCGAGGACGCCCCGGACGGCTCCAAGAGCGCGATCCAGCCCGGCGCGACCCAGATGGACGTGAAGGACAAAATCGACGACATCGTGCAGAAGATGCACGAGCAGCGCGGCGAGCTCTGGAAGCAGGTCGACCAGCAGTTCGAGGACGGCGGGCCGATCTACACCGTCAAGCCCGACGGCTCGCAGCCCATGCCGGTCAATATGGACGACGTGGGCCAGGAGTACGTGGACTTGGTCTCGAAGGACGTGGGAAACGGCAAGCTCTTCAGCGTCGGGGCCCAAAAGAGGGCCGACAAATTCTGGGCGGACCGCGCCCAGGACGCCGAGGACTACGCCACCGGCGCCGGCATTTTCGGCAACGAGCAGCCCCACTGGCGGGCCCGCGTCAAGAACGCGGACGGGTCGTTCACCTACTACCGCGACCCGAAGGACATCCCGATGGGCGTCCCGGCCGAGTACGGGCTCTACATCTCGCCCCACCAGCTCCAGAAGCAGTCGCAGGACGTCTACGACCAGTACGTCCGCAACGCGAACGCTAGGTTCAAGCGGATGGAGGGCATCACCCCGACCGACATCTCCGCGAACCGCGCCTACGACGCTATGAGCCATTCGATCGCCAACACGACCGACGACTTCGGCGCGAGCGCCGTGCCCGGCTACTTCGCCACTCGGCAGAACTACGCGAAGTGGCTCCCCTGGATGCACGCGGCCGCGGACAAGTCCCGCGAATGGACGACGGACTTCTTTGGTAACCTCTCGAAGAAGCAGGAGCCGCTGCGCCGCCGCGTGACTAACTACGTGGCCGAGCACACGCTCCCCATGCTCCGCAACGGCGTCACCCCCGGCAAGGCTCGCCAGCTCTACGACGTGGGCAAGAAGCTCCAGCAGTTCAAGGTGCCCGAGTCGCCGTTCGGCATGGGCGCCCGCGCCGCCTCCGAGGTCGGCACCCGCGGCCAGTTCGGGGTCTCCGGCGTTCAGCCTATGAGCATGGACGAGCTGAACCAGCTCCTCTACGACGAGTACGGCATCCTTCCCCCGCAGGAGTAGCAGATGGAGACGATCGAGTTCAACGCCTGCCCCCTCGGGCCGTTCTTTGACCTTGACGGGAAGCCGGTGGCCGGTGGCCGCCTTTGGCTCCTCGACTCCGCGACCAGCGTCCCCGAGTCGGCCTACACCGACCGCGCCGGAACCGTGGCCTCCGAGAACCCCGCCCCGCTGGGCGGAGACGGCTGCCTCGAGCAGCAGCTCTGGCTCCGCAAGGGCGTGAGCTACGCCATGCGCCTCTACAAGCCCACCAGCGCGTCCAGCGTCTACGACCCGGGCGACTTCCCGAACGCGGACTGGAGCCTTGTGCGCACGTGGGTCCAGGAGTCCGACGAGGACGCGCCCACGTCCGCCGTGGTCACGGTCGACACGATCGCGGACCTCAAGGCGCTGGACCCCTCGACGGTGGACGGGATGGCTGTCGAGGTGCTCGGCTACTACGCCAAGGGCGACTGCGCGGCCCGGACCTACCTCTGGACCGCCGGGGCCTATTCCGACGCCGACAACGGCGCGGTCGTGGGTTCGCCGGCCTACTCCGGGACGGACGCTTGGGTGCTCGCCAGCGCCACCGGCGACGACATCAGCAGCGCCGTCTGGGGCGACGTGGTCGGGCAGGCCGACAACTCCTTCCCCTCGATCGCCGCGACCGCCGCGAACTGGTGCGCCTCGAACGGCAAGAGGCTGGTCCTCGAGCCCGGGGTGCGCAAGGTGAACGGCGCCTCGATCTCCTTCTCCTGCCCCGTGATCCTCGAGGACGGGTTCCGGATGGCGGTTCTCGACTCCGGGACCGTGACCCTCACGTTCAGCGGCGACAACACCGAAATTCGGCCCACGTCCAACCTCCTCTACGGGCTGGGCGGGACGGTGAACGTCCAGACGCTCGGCGCGTTCCGCGGGGTGCTCCACTCCAACCTCGTCGAATGGTCTATTCCGGCCGTTTTCAGCGATTGGACGACCATTGCCCTCGACGGGAACGTGAACCCCGCCGCGAACACCACGATCCCCGTCCTCGACGCGAACGGCTACACGATCACCGGCGGGGACACCACCTTCGTCGTCGGCAAGATCCTCCGCGAGCCCGGCGACGCCGCGGCCGTGGACTCCTCCGGGGCGACGATCTACATCACCTCCGACTTCCGCGCCTCCGACCTCACGGCGGCCGCTTTTGCCGCTCTTGCGGCTCCGGACGTGAAGATCACGGTCGACGCGGACCGCGCCCTCTCCGGGACGGTCTCCTGGCCCGGCGCGACGCTGGAAACCGCCGGCGGCAAGCTCTCCGGGTATACCAAGCTCACCGTCGGGAACATCATCGGCCAGAAGGCCGTTTTCTCCGCGAACAACGTGGAGTGCGCCGGTGGCCTCCGGGTCTGGCACTTCGCCACGCTGGACGGCACCGCGCTCAATTCGATGCTCGGTTCCTCCCGCGGCGTGGTCGACGGCGAGGGCGCGACGTTCACGATGAACGGCCTCGAGTCCATTCCCGGCGGGACGTTTAAGAACGTCCGGATCACCGGGACCGGGGCTATTTTGGTTGACAGCCGCGCGATCCGGTTTATCTCCTCGAACATCAAGGCCGCCTCGTTTACCTTCTGCTACGCCGGCGGCGACTACACGCTCGAGCTGATCGACTCCAGCCTAAAGACCACCTCCTCCGCTCTGATCCTCGGGGAGGGGACGACGTGCTGGCTGCGGAACTCCACGGTCGACGTCGTCCAGTGGTCGCCGTCCTACGCGGCCAACTACCAGCAGATGCTCGACGCGGAGGGCTGTTGCTTCCCCGGCGCCATTTGCCCCGGGAACGGCTCGGTCCGCCTGGTGAACTGCCGATTTGACACGGTGGTGAAGCTCACCGGCACTTGCTCGGACGTTATGATCAAGGGCTGCCATAGCACGGTCTCCTCCGGGAACGTGCTCGACTACTCGGTGCCGACGGACACGCCGCCGGGCAACTTCACCGACATCACCGGCGAGGTGGACATCTCCGGCAACACCCCCTGCCCGGTCCACGACGGCTCGGACGGGTTCGACGCGACCGCGCCCCGCTGGCCGCAGACGGAAGGCGACATCGCCACGACCACCGGCAGCGGCGTCACCTCCTTCAACACGTCCTGGGGCGTTTTCGTGGCTCGCCCGGCGGGCGGTGGTGGCCAGATCATGGCCCACGGCTGCGGCCAGTGCGGCTCCAACACGCTCGGCGCCGTGGAAGGGCACGTCGCCTCCGCGGTGACCTCCAGCGGTCTCGAGATCAACGGCTCCTCCAGCTTCGGGACGGAGACGAAGTACATCCAATTCAAGCTCTTTAAGTAGGTAGACCATGCCCACATCGCACGCCTATCCTCCCTACATCGAAGGCATCATTTTCGACGCCACCGGCAAGCCCGCAGCGGGCGGCACGGTGGAGGCCTACGTGGCCGGGTCGTCGGTTCCGACTCCTCTCTGGTCCACCTCGGAGCCCGCAACCTCGCTGGGCCCGGTGGTGACGATTGACGGCGCGGGCCGGGCGGCGTTCCGGCTGCGGGAGGGCTACGCCTACAAGCTCCGGGCGAAGGACGCGGACGGCGCTCTCATTTGGGAGCGCGACAACGTGAAGTGCCCGCTCGACGGTGGCGGGGTGAACATCCCGAACCCGATGGAGAGCACGGGCGACATGATCGTCGGGGGCACCGACGGGCAGCCCGAGCGGCTCGCGCCCGGTGACGAGGGCGACGCGCTCCAGATTGTCTCCGGGGTTCCGACCTACGCGCCGGTGACCGGAGACCACAAGGTTCTCGGGGCCTCTGGCGACAACTCCCCGGACTACCTCGACCAGAAGCTGATAGCGCTGGCGCCCCTCTCGAAGGACGTGCTAAACGCGGCCGGGAACAAGATGGTCCGGCTCCAGCTGACGAAGGGCACCGACGGCCAGGCGCTGAAAACCTACACCGACGGCGGCCAGCTGAAGGTCGGCTGGCGCGACGACGAGGACGGGAAGGTCTCCGTTGACGGCACGGACACGCCCGGCTACCTGGAGGACAAAGTCACCGCGGGGACGGGGGTCGCGATTACGAAGTCGTCCGGCCAGCTGGTCGTCTCCGCGACGGGCGCGGACACGAACGAAGTCAAAACCTCCGCGTCCGACGACCACCCCGGCTACCTGCAAAGCAAGGTTTTGGCGGGCGACCTTATCCGCGTGGACAAGGAACAGACGCCGGACGGGGACGGCGGATATGAGGAAAACCTCCGCGTCCACCTCAAGGCGAACGGGGTCACGGCTGGATACGTCCCGACCGCCGACGGCTCCGACGGCGTGGCGTGGGCGGCCCCGGCCACCCAGCCCGGCGACCACCACGTCGTCGTGACCAACGCGGACGCCTCCGCTGGCACGCTGGCGGACAAGCTCGTCGCGGGTAGCAACGTGACGCTGACGCCCGTCACCGACGGCGACGGCGTGCAAACGCTCGAGATTGCGGCCACGGGCGGCGGGGGAGGGGGTTCCGGCACCCTGCGACAGACGATTTTCAGACCCTACCTATTCAAGACCCGTAGCGTTTCTATTAGCTATGCCTGGGTTTTTTTCGTTTTCCCAGAGACAGAATATATTGACGGGTTTGAAACGATTTTCTCGTCCGACAAAACGACTATTCCTTCGCCGTTTGACTGCGCGATTTTTGAAGGGAACGTTCGTAGCACAGCTACAAAAATTTCCGGTGCTAGCACAAAATACTTCCGCTCATCTATGAGCTATTTCCGAGTCTTTGGTGGCACGTTTAATACTCCGGTGCACATTGACCCTACAAAGGGCCATTGGGTTTACCTACTGACGGGGCCGTTCGGTGGCGCGTATTTCGCAGAGCAAATCTACGGGACGGTCACTAGCTCTACCGACACAATCGGCTCAATGTCGAACGCGGCGTCAATCCCAAATACACTCGGCTCTATTAACGATAGTGACGGCATTATGCCCGCGTTTACTCTCATCGGGCATAACTAGCCACGGGAGGCGCTATGGATTTGTCGGCTCTGTCTCCCTATCTCGGCCCGCTCGGCTTCGCCGCGCTACTCGCGCTCTACGGCCTCGCTAGTCTCGCCAAATCGAACCGCGACGCGCAACGCGACAACGCTGAGCTATTCGCCCGTCTGCGCTCCGTGGAGGAGCGGCTGACGCGCGTGGAGGCGGACGTGCAGTGGATCCGCGGCGCGCTGGAGAAGCTGGAGGGCGCGAAGTGAACGAGCGCGAATACCTCGCGGCGACGCTATGGACGCCGGCCGAATGGGGGCGCGACCGCGACGGGGATTGGAAAACCGCCGTGAGGATCGGCGCGCCGACAAAGGCGGGGGACGTTGGAGGGCGCGAAGTGAAAACGGCGGCGGCTCCGGCCAAGCGCAGGCATCCCCATCGCCGACGCGCTCGGGCGTGTGCTACGGGAGCCGTCGCCCGCCTCCTCCGCTCCCGAAAACTGACCGCCGAGGAGCGCTGCGAAATCGCGCTCTTCCACTACCTCAAAACGGGGGAGATGCTATGAAGGTTCGCAGCGTCGAGGCCTCGGCCCCGCTCCTCCGCAAGCTACCGAGCGGAGACAAGTGGGAATACGCCGCCGATTGGGTTGCGGCGATAGTGCTCAAAGGCGAGGGCGTCCTCCGCGTCGGCATCAAGCGCGGATACTGGACTGACCTCGCCTCGGTGCCCCGTGCCCTGCGCGGGGCCTTTGACAACGGGAGCGGCGACTTCGGCGTGCTGATTGCCTCGCAGGTGCACGATATGCTCTACTCCACGCACTGGACGAGCAAGGACTTCGCCGACGAGCTCTTCCACGCGCTCCTGCTACACTACGGCGTCGGCTCCTTCAAGGCGTGGTGCTATTTCAAGGCCGTGGCGTGGTTCGGAGACTCCGCCTGGGAGGCCACCGAAAACGACCTCAACGGCGACCGCGAATTGTGCAAGTTCGAGTGGCTGGCTAAATGAGCGGGCAGTCGTCGAGCCACGCCAGCAGCTCCGCGTACCTCTTCCGGATAGCCGCGAACCGCTCCGCCTCCCGCCCCGCCTGCGAATACCGCGACCGCGTGAACGCCATATCCACGTGCCCCAGGTTGTCCGCCACCACGTCAATCGAGTACCGCCCCGCCCGCCTCCAGTTCGACGCGGCCGAGTGACGCAACCGGTGCGCCGCGCATCCGAACCGGCGGAGACTCTTGTCGAGCTCCACGGCCAAGTCCTCCACCGGCCGAAACACCAGCCCGGCCGCCTTGAGCCTCTTCCCGACCGCCTCGGGGAGCGGGGCCTTCCGCTTCGCCGCCTCCGTTTTCCCCTTCGGGATCTGCACAAACCCGTCGGCCGGGTGCCAGTCCGCCGGGCGGCTCGCCTGGAGTTCGCCCGCCCGCATCCCCGTCACCAGCAGCGCCACCGCCACGTGCAGCGCCCAGTGGTCCGGGAGCGCCGCCAGCCCCTCCAGCACGCGCCGCTGCTCTTCGTCCGTCAAGGCCTCCACCTTCTTACGGGTTCCGACGATCGCGACCCCGTCCGCCTGGTCCCCGAACTCCACCAGCCGCCGCGACTTCGCCAGGTGCAGCGCGTCCCGCAGACACCCCACCTCAAACCGCATCACCCGTGCCGACATGGCCACCTTGCGGCCGTCCGCCCGGTGCGCTGCCCGCCACGCGGCGTAGGCCTGGCACTGCTCGGCCGTGAGGTCGTCGGAGAGGCGCACGCCCAGGTCCTCGGCCCACGCCTTGAACGTCTCCGCGGTTTTCCGCAGCGTCTCCAGCATCCCGGGGCGCCGGGAGGCCTCCGCCTGGACGAGCCACGCGTCGACCACCTCCGCGAACGTGGCCGAGCTCGACATGGCGCTGCGTAGTCCGGGAGCGCTGGACCGGATCACGGCCAGCCACTCGCGCCGGGGGAGCCGCAGGAGCTCGCGGACCATGGCCCCGAGCCGCTCCGGGGTGAGCACCTTCGCCTCCGCCTCGGAGAGCGCGGCGAGCATCACGTCGTGGGCCTCGAGCGCCCGGTCGAGGGTTGCGGGCTCGACGCGGTACCAAACCCGCCGGCCCTTCTCGCGCCAGACTACCCTCGCCGACTCCTTTTCGATCCACGCCATAGCGTCTCCTGCCGGTGGACAAATCGTGGCATTTTCTGTTTTAAACCCCCTTCAAACCGCCCGATTGCGGTCAAGTCGGAAGTTTTGGAAAGTGCCCCGAGCTCCTTCTTTTTCTGCGTTTCCGGTCTAAATTGGCCGTTTTTCTCTATTTTCCCCTAATGCCGAGAGAGGGACTTGAACCCTCACGCCCTTGCGGGCAGCGGATTTTGAGGCCGTTGCTTGCCTGGTTTTTCGGCTGAAATCGCCGGTCCGCCGTTTTTCTGCGGACGGATCGTGGCTTTTAGGTTTTCAGCTGCACCAGCTTTATCAGCAGCGCCGTCCCCGGAGGGGGGAACGGCGACTAGGCTGGCGAGCATCTCGAGACGGGTCACGCGGGCGACCAGGTCGAGCAGCTCCTTCCCCGCCGGCGCGGGGTTCTCGCCGTCGACGAGCATGGGCCCGTCTCCGGTGACGTACCAGTTCAAGTTCAGCCCGAGCCGCGCCAGCTTCTCCAGCCGTTCAACGGTCGGGAAGGATGCGCCCTTCTCGTACTGGGTAAGGGTTCCGGACGTGATGCCGAGCGCCTCTGCGAACTTTATGCCGTTCAGGCCCAAATGCCGCCTGAACGTGGCGAGGCGTTCTCCTCGTTTTTCGCTCATTTTGGGCCTCTCAAAAAAATGCGACTTTTTTTTCGTCGCTTCAAAAATTTTTTGCTACCTTCAAAACAACGACACCAACAACACCACCAACAACAACGGACGCACAAAATGCAAAACCTCACCGCAAAAGTCAACGGCACAAACGGGCCGGACGCCGAAGCGGTCAACCTTCAGCGCCCCGCGGCGTACTGGGCCGACCTGCTCGACCACGCCGCCAAGCTGCTCGGCGTCGAGATCGAGCCCGGCCGGTACGCCCCCGCCCACGTCCGCGACATGGCCAAGGGCGCCCGGATCTACCCCCGCTCGATCGCCAGCGCCGTCCGCGCCCTCTACCTCAAGGACATAGCCGCCAAGGAGGCCCAAAATGCGTGACATCGCCTACTTCTACGGACGCGAACACCACCGCGAGGGCTGGTACTGGGTGCCCACCGTGGGCGAGGACCCCACCGCCGAGGCCCGTCGCCTCACCCGCCGCGACAACATCGCCTGGGGCATCACGTTCGCCATGGCGCTCGCGATCTGGGCCGCCGCGATCATTAAAGAGGCGCTCGCATGATCGACGAGCTCCGCCAAATGGTCGCGATCACCAGTGCCGACCGCCTCTGGGTGCCCCAGCGCGAGTTCGCCGCGTTCCACGGGCTCTCCCCCGAGACGATCCGCCGGCGCGAGCGCATGGGCGACATCCCCGCCTGCTACAAGCGCGGGAACCGCAAGGGGCTCCGGTACTGGCGCTTTTACGATCCCTTCAACCACCGCTGCCTGCTGGGCATCGAGCCCGCGACGGAGGGCAAGTGAACGACGCAGAATGGCGGCGAGTCAAGGAGCGCCTGCTGCTGCCACAGAAGCAGCGGCCGGGCGCCTACCTGGACGAGCTGCGACGCCGTGCAGAGGCCGAAAGGGAGAAGGCCGAACGCAAGGTCGACAAACAGATGGATCTCTTCAACACCTAGCCAAAAATGGAGGTCAACCATGGCTAATGAAACAAGGGAGCTGACGAACTCGATGCGGTCGAAGTTCGCGGCCTGCCACCGGGCGTACAAGATCGCCTACGTGGATATGATCCGACCGCTCAAGACCTCGGACGCGCTCGCGTTCGGGACGGCCATGCACGCGCTGCTGGAGCTCTACTGGAGCCCCGCCGGCCACGACAAGGACGCCGCGGACGCCGTGCTCGCCCGCGTCGAGGACCGCTACCAGCGCGAGACGCTCTTCGCGCTCTACTGCGGCTACATCGACCGCTGGTACCAGGGCGACGCCGAGCTCCAGAAGATCGCCGTCGAGTCCCGCTTCGACGTGCCGCTGATGAACCCCGAGACCGGCGGCGTCTCCAAGACCTGGCACCTCTCCGGCAAGATCGACGCGATCGCCGCGAACAAGGCCGGGCAGCCCTTCATCGTCGAGCACAAGACCACCTCGCAGGACATCGGGCCCGGCTCCGACTACTGGCGCAAGCTGCCGATCGACGGCCAGGTCTCCGGCTACTACTGCGGCGCCCAGGCCCTCGGCTACGACGTCAAGGAGTGCCTCTACGACGTGATCCGCAAGCCCGCCCTCAAGCCCTACAAGGCGACCCCGGCGGACAAGCTGAAGTACAACAAGGACGGCAGCCTCTCCAAGCTCTGCCGGCTCGAGGACGAGACCCCCGAGGAGTACGGCAAGCGCGTCCGCGAGGACATCGCCGCCCGCCCCGACTACTACTTCGCCCGGCTCACCGTGGCCCGCAGCGAAAACGACCTGGTCGACTACCTCTACGACGTCTGGGCCGTTGGCCGCGAGATCGCGGAGGCCGAGCACGCGGGCCGGTTCTCCCGGAACCCGAACTCCTGCAGCCTCTTCGGCGGCTGCGAATACTTCGACGTCTGCACGGGCTGCGCCAGCCTCACCGATACCACGCGCTTCCAGAAGCTGGAAACGCCGAACCCCGAACTCGCCAACTAGGAGAAAACAGAAAATGAGCAGCATTTTCGACAAAATCAAGAAGGGCCCCACGGCCAAGCCCCTGCGCATGATGATCGTCGGCGTGGAGGGCGTGGGCAAGTCCACCGCCGGCGCCGCCATGCCGAACCCCGTTTTCCTCTGCGGGGAGGACGGGCTGGTCGGTCCGCAGTTCGCGGAGACCGCCCACTTCACCCCCGCCACCTGGTCGGACGTGATGCAGTTCATCGACGAGCTGATCGCGGACCGCCACGGGTTCGAGTCGGTGGTGATCGACACCCTCGACTGGCTGGAGCCCCTGCTCTACGCCCACGTGGTCGCCGCGGCCAAAAAGCCGGACATCCGCAACATCGAGGACTTCGGCTACGGCCGCGGCTACATGGTGGCCCAGGCCGAGGCCCGGCTCCTCCTGGCCAAGCTGGACCAGCTGAACGCCGCCGGCATGGCCGTCCTCATTCTGGCCCACTGCCAGGTCCGGACGTTCCACAACCCCGCCGGCGAGGACTACGACCGGTACGAGCCCAAGGTGAACGCCAAGATCGCGGGCCTCTTCCGCGAATGGTGCGACGCCGTGCTCTTCGCCCAGTTCGACCAGTACACCGCCAAGGACGGGAACAAGGTCAAGGCCTACGGCGGGCAGAACCGCGTCGTCCACACGGTCCACTCGGCCGCCTGGGACGCCAAGAACCGCTACGGGCTCCCCGAGATCCTGCCGCTGGACATGGCGGCGATCCTCGAGGCGATCAAGTCGGGCCAGCCGGTGGACCTCGGCACCCTCAAGAACCAGCTCGAGGGGCTGATCGCCCAGATGCCCGAAGGCGAGAAGCGCGAGAAGGCGACCGCCTGGGTCCGCGCCGGGAAGTTCACCGCCCAGCAGCTCGCCGTGATGATCAACAAGGTGAAGTTCGAGATCTCCAACATCAACCAGGAGGGCTAAAAAATGGCCTACTACGAAGGAAAGATCCAGTCTCACGCGCTGGGCGAGTCGAAGGAAAACCACACGCCGTCCGTCCGCCTCAAGGTGGACGCCGTGCTGGACCAGGACACCGGGAACCCCGTCTCCAAGCAGTTCTGGGTGGACCTCTGGCTCACCGACAAGGCGATCCAGCGGACCGCCGAGACGCTGCGCTCGCTCGGGTTCCAGGGCTCCAGCTTCGCGGAGCTGAACTTCGGCCAGGACCTGGTCGGGGCGCCCTGCGAACTGGTCACCCAGTACGAGCAGTACAACGGCCAGGACATCGAGCGCGTGAAGTACGTGAACGCGCCCGGCAGCTACGCGAACCGCGGGATCAAGGCCTGCGACGAGGGCACCGCCAAGCGGATCGCCCAGCGCTACGACGCGATCCTCCGCAACACCCGCGCCGCGGCCTCCAACGGCCCCGCCCCGGCGGCCCGCCCGGTCAACCCGCGCCCGGTCAACACCCGCCCCGCGGCCCAGCAGCTCCCCCCGCCGCCCTCGGCTGACGACTACCTCCAGCCCTCCGGCCCGGACGATCTGCCGTTCTAGGAGGCGCAAAATGAGCAGCAACGAAGTGAACGGCAACACCCACAACGCCGCGGACGAGCTGATCGACGTCGGCGTCTGGGGCCCCACGCAGATCCAGCAGGCTGCCGACGAGCAGCTGGCGAACCAGCTCTCGACGCTCCACCGGCGGCTGATCAAGGTCTGCCACTGGATCATGGCGGACCACCCCGACCCGTGCTCGACGCTCTACTACCAGGCGACGGCCATGCTGAAGGAGCTGGAGGGGCTGGGCGTCCGGGTCGGGACGATCTGCGCCCGGCTCAAGGTTGCGAATTCGCAACCTAAAAAACTCAACCCCGACAAGGAGGCCTAGAATGGTCTGGACGGACGAACTGGTGGCCGAGAAGAGCCCGGAGGAGCTGGTCGAGATGCAGCTCCAGGAGTGGGCCCAGACGGACGCCGCGCTCGCGGAGAAGCTGGACCTCGCGAAGATCGGGGACTGCTGGGACTGGATCACGGACGAGGTCCGGAAGCAGTCGCCGGGGAAGTCGGCGGCGGTCTGGCACGGCAAGATTTTCCGCATGGCGCGGGACTACTTCGTGGACGGCGTGGCCGCCTCTAGCGCCGCGAGCGCCCGGGCCCCCGAGCCGAAGCGCAAGCCCCGCAAGAAGCACGCGCCCCGCGACCTCGACGACCCGAAGGCCCAGGAGCCCGCCCCGGCTCCCGAACCCGAACCGGCTCCGGCCCCCGTGGCCACCGCCACCCCGGCACCGCAGCCCGCGCTCCAGCAGCTCGACCTCTTCGCGGAGGCGCAAGCATGAAAACCAACTTCGACGTCTGGCGCGACCAGCTCACGCCGGAAAAGGCGTGGGGCGTCATTCGCCTTTGCAGCTACTGCCCTGCGCTCTCTGTATGCGAGAAGATGGAGGACAACGAGGATTGGACGTGCGGACGCGCGTTTGGCGCGTGGGCGAACGCGCCCGCGAAGGAGGAGGACTAAATGGAGGAGCAACTAGACCTCTTCGGCAACGAGCCGCGCCACCGCAACGAAAAGGCGGAGCGGATAGAGGCGGCACGCGACGCCGCCCCCGAAAACGTCGCGCTCCTCTACACTTGCACGGCGTGCGGGAATAGCACCGGCGGCCACTTCTTTATGGAGATTGACGACGCCAAAAAGTTCTGCGCCGACGATAGGAGCCGCGGCGTCCTCCACGGCACCCCGTGGGCGTTCTTTTGGACTTCGCTCAAAAACTACTGCGGCAACTATTGGGACTTGACCCTCCACGGCGTGGACTTCTCCAAGTTCTGCGACAACGGGACGCGGGACGAACTTTGCGACAAAATCGGCGTTCACCCGCTGAACCCTTTGCGCGTCTTTGACGATTTGGAACGGGGCGGTATCGCCGTCAAGCGGCCTCCGCTCCTCAACCTCAACCCCCGCTATTTGGAGGCCACGAAATGACCAAGCGTGAAATCTGCGAACGGCTGATAAATATCCACAATCGCCTCTTCCACGAGTATGCGATGGCGGACGGGATGGAAGACATTGACGTGGAGGAGATTGGCAAAGACATCGGCTATCTGATCCTCGACCTCGCCGCGCCGGAGGAGGAGCCCAAGCACGAAACGCCGGAAGCGGAGAAGAAGCGCACTGTTTGGGACGATTGGGTGAAGGGATTGAGCGAACATCTCGCCGCCGAATGGCTCAAGACGCCCAACGCCGAGCCCGATCGCGGGGAGGGGGAGAAGTGATGCGGTTCTCGATCCCCTATAACAACCAGGTCGCCTTGACCGGGCTGGTCGCGGAGAAACCCGTCGACAAAGAGGTTTTCGTCTACTTCAAGCTCCGCATCGAGCAGGAAGTCGAGACGGACGCCGGCTGGGTCACGAAGTGCCCGAAGTTCACGATCATCGGCCAAGGGGAAGCGGCCGACCAGATCGCGGGCCTCCAGAGCGGGGACTGCGTCGCCGTGGACGGGCACCTGACCACGTACTTCAAAGAGAGTCTTTGCACGTGGCTCCAGGGCATCGCCGCCGACCACGTCGAACTGCTCGCCAAGAAGGGCGAGAAGTGGAACCTATAAGGAGGTCTAGAATGGGACGCGGAAAGACTCTTCGATACGCGGACGAGGCGGAGATGGCGCTCGTCAGCGAGATTTGCGAACTTCGCATCCGCGAGCGGCAGATCGTCGGGAAGCTGCTGGAGCGCTACACCCACGACCAGCTCGCCAACAGGCTCAAGGTCGAATATCAGCGCCGGCGGACGGCGCTCGAAACCGGGGAGCCGCCCAAGAGGCAGTGGACGCGGTCCGAGATCGCGACGCTCGCCGGGTGCGCTCTCGACCCCCGGGCCGACAAACACACCCTCTTCCGCAAGCTCTTCGGCAAGCGCAGCCTCGAGAGCTGCGACCGGCACCTCTACCAGTTCCGCGCTATGAAGCGCTCCGAGGTTGAGGCGATCGCGAACGGCTCGGAGGTTGCGTGATGCACTACTTCGACCGCATCCAGCGCGTCCGTCTGCTGCGGGGCAAGCTCTGCCGCGAGGTCTCCGCGGTCTCGCGGAACGGCGCCTTCGGGCAGTTCGCGGTTTTCCGGGAATGGGAGGACGGGCTCCGCGAGTCCCGGAACCTCTACTTCGCCCCGGTGGCCGGGTGGCTCCTCCAGGCGCCAGAGGACATCGTGGACGGGCGGCGCTTCGGGCTCGATGCCTGGATGCCGGACGGCCCGCGCAACGACGTCTGCCAGGACCGGCTCGGGGAGTCGGACCTCGAGACGATCGAGGCTGCCGTGCCTGCGTTCCGGTGGTGCCTGCGGAAGGCCGTGGACCGCGGCTACAACGGCGCGGAGGTTTTCGCGCTTCTGCGGCAGTTCCAGCGCGACCCCAAGGTCGAGCTCCTGGTGGCTGCCGGGTTCAAGTCGCTGGCGCTCTCCAAGGCGTTCCTGCGGCTCTCGGGAGCCATGCAGCGGAAGGTGGTGGAGTTCTGCCGGGCGAACGGCGACCAGGGGCTCGGGCTGGCCGTGGAGTGTCTCAAGAACGGCATCGGGCCTATCCAGTGGCACCTCTGGAAGGCCTACGGGCCGCGGCTGAAGTGGCCGGACTTCCGGTACGTCCACGAGAACGCCGTGCCGGTCTACGAGTACGAGGAGTACGTCTCGGCCGCCCGGTCTGTCGGGAAGGACCTCGAGGACCCCTACTGGCGTCACCCGAGCGACTTCCGGGCCCGGCGGCTCACGGTGGAGCGCATTATCCGGAACCGGAAGGCCGCGGCCACGCGGGCGAAGCGCGAGACGTTGCGGAAGATCGGGGAGCGGTTCAAAACGGCCGCGGAGGGGTTGATCGACGTCTGGGTGCCGACGACCTACGCGGAGTTCAAGGAACACGCGAAGGCGCTGCACCAGTGCTTGATCGACATGGACTACCCGGAGAAGGTGATCAAGGGCGAGTGCGTGCTGGTATTCATGCGGACGGACGGCGCCCACGTGGCGACGGCCGAGCTGAAGCCGAAGGGGAAGAGCTGGCGCGTGGGCCAGTTCTACGGGGACGAGGACAAAGAGAACTACTTGGTCGGGCCTGCGGAGCGTTCTGCGCTCAAGAAGTGGGCCCGGGTGAACAAACTCAAACTAACTGCCGCCTAGGAGGTCAAAAGATGAAGGAGAAAACGCATATCTGGATGCGCCCGATCTGGGGCGCCGACTACTCGGAATATCTGGCCAAGCGGGCGGAGAGCATGGTGCCGGGGCGGATCCGGATGCGGTTCTTGCCGCGGAAGGTTCTCGAGGGGCGTCTGTACAAGGTCCACCGGATCACGTCCATTCTGCACTCGCTGAAGCTGTCGCTCGAGTACACGCCCTGGTACCACCAGGGGGACGAGAACGACCACCGGGGCCAGGTGGCCCTGGCGACGATCGGCCGGGAACTGAACCGGAGGGGGATCAAGTGAGCGAGCAGCAGAAGAACCCCGAGGAAGTTCTCGCCAGGGTGCGCCCGAAGGACCGGACGTTCTACATGATGCCCTGCGGCTGGATGCTGGACCGGGTGATGGAGATCGAGGCGTCCGCGAAGGTGGCCCGGAAGTCTACGGACCGGCAGCTGGCGAGCTGGGTGCGCTCGGTTTCGATGGAGCTGGCGTGCCAGGTGACGAACCCGACGGACACGTTCACGGCCCGGGTGATGGACTGGACGGACACGCGGATGGAGAAGAACAAGCACGGCGGGGCTCCGGAAGGGAACCAGAACGCAAAGGGGCACGGTGCTCCGAGGGGGAACAAGAACGCCCGGCGGAGGAGGCAAAACGATGAATAATCGGCTCCTCCAATTCCGCAAACAAACAACCTACGGAGGTTGTTTGAACGGTTGTTTGTCGGGTTGTTCCGAGGTTGAAACAAACACAAGACAAGACGATACAGAGACACACCCTGCTAAACTCCGTAGGAGTAAGTTTAGCAGGGGTACTCTGTATCAGCAACGGAGTGAGAACAAGGGGGAGTATGAGGGGGAATTTTTTGCACGCACTTTTGCACGCATAAACGCGCACAAAGTCGAACGCGAAAACGCACAACTCGACACCTTCACCGGCGATCCTCTCCTCCCCGTCCCTACCACCACGGCCGGGCCCTCGCGCCGCAGTCTCCTTCCGATCCGTTCACCCTACCAGCCCGCCCGACCTCGCCACGCTGCACCGCGTGCCCGCCGCGGGCTGAACGTCCCCCGGGGCGCTCAAGGATACCACCCCGACACGAAACTGGCTCCTAGGCCCCTCTCCGTTCGCGTGGGAGGATGCAACCCATGAGAACCGGACTCTCCGACCGCCTCTTCCTGGCCTTCCTCAATGCCCGGACCAACGACGCCCGGGACCTCCTCTTCGAGGCCCTGCTCCACGGTCGGCAGAACTGGCCATGCGAACCCGGCGAGCTCTTCCTCGCCTTCGACCGGACCTTCCGGACCTTCAACCCGTCCAAGTGCAAACCAAACGGAAGCGGCGGAGACATCCTCGCGTGCACCTTCCTCCGACTGGTCAAGGCCCGCGCCTGCGAAATGGCACGCGCCCGAACCGCCGAGGAGCGGATGCCCCTGCACGTCTCCCGCCGTCGCCCCGAACGCTTCACCCGCATCAGCCTCGACGATCTTGCCGAGCTCTCCAAGGAGGACGCCGTCTATGCCGGTCTCTACCAAGAAGCCTAAAGCGGTCAAAAACCCACCAAAACCCAGAAAAAAGACGGTTGGCCCGGCCCTCCGAAAGGCCGCCATGCTCAAGGCCCTGGTCGAGAACCACGGGAGGGTCGGGGACGCTTGCCAGAAGGTCGGGATCAACCGGTGGACCTACGACGAGTGGAGGAGGACGGACCCGGAGTTCCAGCAGCAGGTGAACGCCATGGAGGAGTCGGTCAACGACTGGTACGAGGACGCGTTCAAGAAGCTGGTGAAGGAGGGGAACCCCGCGGCCGTGATCCATTCGGCCAAGACCCGCCTGCGCCGGCGTGGCTACGGCGAGAAGCTGGAGGTCGAGGCCAAGGTGGTCGGCGCCGGTGCGTTCCTGGCTGCCCTCGCGTCCGTCGACGGCAGCGTGAAACCCGTCGAGGAGGACCCAAATGCCTAGGATCCCAGACCTGCCCCTCGAGAAGCAGACCGTCAAGGACGTGACCGCGTTCCTCCTGCGCTACCGCAACGACCCCGCCCTCTTCGCCTCCGAGGTGATCGGGCTGGACTTCGACCAGGTCCAGCGCAAGATCGCGGACCTCATGCTCCAGAACGACCGCGTCGCCGTCGCCTCCGCTCGCGGCTGCGCCAAGTCCACCACCGCCGCCCTCATGGCCGTGCACTTCATGGTCACCCGCCCGAACGCCCTGGTCGGCCTCACCTCCAACACCGCCTACCAGACGTCGACGGTCCTCTGGCGCTACATCCGCCGCCTGGTCGCCGGTTCCGCGATCCACGACTGGCTCCAGGTGAAGGAGGAGTCCATAACCATGAGCGGCCGGGACGAGCTCCTGGCGACCCGCATCGTCTGGGACCCCTCCCGCATCGAGGCCACCTCCGGCCTCCACTCGCCCCACCTGCTCTACATCCTCGACGAGGCCTCGCTGATCCCC